GTTTGCGGCTGAAAGGCTCATTGAAGTCTTCAAGCCCCTGTTCGAGAAGATCACATCCCCCACCTGGCAAGGTTCAACTAAATTACTATCAGCAATCCTGATCGGCACAGCCTGCGCCTTCCTGTTACAATTCAATTTATTTTGGAAATTGGGCGTGGCAAGCGTGGCAAATATTGTTGGGTACATTGCAGCCGGACTGATAGCATCTACTGGCAGCACTACCATAAACCGATTGCTGGAATGGCTGAAGACCTTACGCAATGACACAACTACAACTGTAACCAAGACCGTCGAGCTGCCCAAAGGCAACTCCGTGGTGGTCGTAGCTGAGACATCCAGCCAGAGCGCAAAAGATCCAATTGCAGTCGGATAGCTCGAAATGGCAAACCTGATCACAGTACCGATACTGTACAGTATCTCCATCGCGGCACTTATTTACATGGTCCTGACATACAGGGTCAGCCGCCGGAGAGTGTGCAAATTATTGGCCATAGTCTGCATAGCGCATATTGTTTTGTTCTACACATATTTTCTTTTCTTTGGGGGGTATCCAGTCATCACCCCTGTCATCAATGGTTGGTCATCCGGCATCCGCGTTCACTCTATTTTGACATTTGTGCTTATGACTACCAACACTGCAAAGAGGTGAGCAATGGATAATCTAACCACAATGATTGTAACTATTATCGGCAGCGGCATCCTGTCCACAATAATTGTCGTATGGGGCAATCGGCACGTGACCGCCTCCAGCGCGGCGGATAACATAACCAAAGCTGCCAACTCTCTGATAGCCCCACTTGAGCGCGAAATCTCAAAGCTGGTTGACAAGGTAGGCGTCCAGGAAGACACGATCAAGAGGCTGGAAAGTAAGATCCAGCAGCTGGACAAAATCAACGAGCGTTGGGAAAGCGAAAACAAAGAGCTGCGTGAGCGCGTGAAATACCTGGAAGATATTATCTCAGCCAACGGGCTGGCGCACTTGCTGAAGAAAGTAGGGAAATGACAACGGATAAGCCTATCCATTTTACAGCTGTTGTTGCCCAAGTTAGAACTATGGCAGATGGAGGGCTTAGGTTGGTATTCGATTTACCGGAAACAGCAATTGACATAGCCACCGCGATGATGCAAGCCAAGCAAGCTGGCGCTCTGATAGAGTGTGCGTGTGTTGCTATTCAAAAAGAGAAATCATGGCGAGACCCACAAAGTTAACACCCGATACACAAAAAGCAATTTGTAAAGCAATCCGGCATAGTGCAACTTATCAAGCTGCGTCTGAAGCGGCGGGTATAGATTATGCAACATTTAACAGATGGATGAATGACGAGCGTCCTAAATATCGCAAGTTTTGCGAGTCGGTTAGACGTGCTAATGCAGATGCGCAACTTGACATTATCGCAAAGATGGAAAAGGCAGGAGAGAATGATTGGCGTCACTTTGCGTGGATACTTGAGCATCGTTACAAAAAAGATTATGGTAGTACGCTGGACGTGACAACTGGCGGCGAAAAGATAACAGTAACGATTAAGGGGATGGAAGATGACTAGCGGAATATATGAGATTGTAAACCAGGTCAACGGGAAGCGATATATTGGATCTGCTTCTAATATTGATAGTAGGTGGAAGCGTCATACTAATCTTTTGAGCAGAAATACGCACCATAGTACACATCTGCAAAGAGCATGGAATAAGTGTGGGTGTGACAGTTTTGTTTTTAGTATCCTATTAATATGTTCAACTTCCGATCTTCTTTTATACGAGCAAGTGTGTATTGATAGGTTTATTCCAGAATATAATGTATGCCCAGTCGCTGGCAATTCATCTGGGGTTATTCGTAGCAAAGAATATCGGGAGAAACAAAGCCAGTCGCAGCGTGGAAAAATTATTAGCCAAGAAACGCGAGATAAAATATCCATCGGAATGAAAGGAATACAAAACAGTTTGGGCGTTACGCATATAACATCACAGGAAACTAGAGACAAAATTAGCAACAGCGTGGAAAAATTATTAGCCAAGAAACGCGAGATAAAATATCTATCTGATATGAACGCCGGTTACAAGCATACCGAAGAGGCAAAGGCAAAAATAGCCGCTGCAAGCCTAGGCAATACTTATGCATCTTTTAATCATACAGAAGATATGAAAGAACATCAAAAACAAAAGATGCTGGAGTATTGGAAAAAGAGAAAAGAAGATAATGCCAAATATTGAAATCGACCCAGCTGTCTTCAATGCCGCGTATATTCCTTATCTAAACGATACTACCCCAATGCAAATATTCTTTGGTGGTGCGTCTAGTGGGAAAAGCGTATTCTTGGCACAAAGAGCAGTATACGACTTGCTGAAGGGTAAAAGAAATTACTTAATTTGTCGCGAGGTAGCGCGCACATTGCGCGGGTCAGTAGTACAAGAAATAACAAAAATAATACGCGAATGGGGAATTAGCAATCTTTTCTCTATTAACAAGACTGACAATACCATAACTTGCACAAATGGTTATCAAATAGTATTTGCCGGATTGGATGACGTGGAGAAGTTGAAATCCATCACCCCCGCGAAAGGCGTTTTCACGGATGCGTTTTGCGAAGAGGCGACCGAGACAGACAAAGCCAGTATAGCGCAATTGCTCAAGCGGCAGCGTGGAGGCAGCGAGAACACACAAAAGCGCGTGACCTTGTCTTTCAATCCGATTTTACAGACGCACTGGATTTACGAGGATTATTTCAAATCGATCGGTTGGGCGGATGATCAGCGCGAATATAGGACTGAGGAAATATCCATCCTGAAAACAACCTACCTTGATAATCGCTTCTTAACAAAACAGGATGTCAGTAGGTTATTGGAAGAGAAAGACAAATACCGTTATGATGTTTATACTCTGGGCAATTGGGGCGTGTTGGGCAACGTCATATTCACCAACTGGAAAGTACAGGACTTGTCAGATATGATGGATCAATTTGTCAACCGGCGCAATGGGCTGGACTTCGGCTTTTCATCCGATCCGGCGGCGGTGGTCATTACCCACTACGACCGGATGCGCAAGATCATTTATATCTACAACGAGTTATACCAGAGCGGGTTGACCAATGACCTGCTGGCGGATGAAGTCAAGAACATGATCGGCAACTGGAAGGAAGACGAAAAAACAAAAGAGCGCACTTGCGAGAGCACAGAGCCGATTGTGTGTGATAGTTCTGAGCCAAAGTCAATCGCTGAATTGCAGGGATATGGAATAAATGCGGATGGAGCAATCAAAGGCAAAGATAGCGTGCTATTTGGTATACAATGGTTACAACAGCATGAAATCATTATTGACACAAGCTGCATAAATACACGCAACGAGTTCATGCAGTACAAGTGGAAAGAGGACAAGGGCGGCAAAGCCCTGCCTGTGCCGGTGGATAAAAGCAATCATCTTATAGACGGACTGAGATATGCCTATGAGAGCGACATGACCGAAAGCGGATTTGAGATCCTATTTGGAGCGTAAATATGGCGAAATTATATAGCGAGAGTATCAAGGCGATCACCCATATTCCCTCGTGGGCGGCCTCCGAGGAAGATTATGGGGACAAGATCAAGACCACCCAGGCGTCATACAAGCTGGTCCCGCTTGTGTACCGATCAATCCGTTTGCGCTGCGATGCGATCTCCAGCGTGCCGGTCAAGGTCTATAACCAGTCTGATACCCTGGTGGATTGGCCGTTCCAGGTCTCACCATCCCGCTTCCTGCGCATGACCGAGGCGAGTAAGTTGCTATACGGCGCGGGTTTCTGGTTGAAGCTGCCAAACCCGTACCGACCCAAGACGCTGGACTTTATAAATCCATTTACGATGAATCAACCAAAACTGTTGTCAGATGGAACCCTGCAATTCAGCCAGACCATCAACGGGCAGATCGTAGCAGTCTGGAAGGAAGAGGACATTGTTTATATCAAGGACTTTTTCAACCCTGAGGATGACATCGGGCCGGGTGTGTCCGCGGCTGGCGTAGCGTTGGGAGATAGCGGGCTATTGCATTACATGTCCAGGTTCTCCAGCAAGTTTTTCGAGAGCGGAGCCATGCCGCTGACCATTGTTGCCATTGACGGGACGATCGATGAGCCGGAGCGCAAAAGGGTGGAGAACTTTTTCAAGCGCAACATGACCGGCATTTCCAATGCCTGGCGTGTGCTGGCGATGCGGATGCGGGGAACCATGAAGCCCGAAGTCATCACCCCCAAAATATCCGATATGGCGATGGATAGCAACTACAATATTGCAGCCAAGAACATCGAATACGCGTTTGGTATCCCTGAAGGGATGCTGCGATCCGAGAGCAACCGCGCCAGTGCTGAGGAGCATCGCAAATCATTCTGGCAGGATACCGTCAGACCCTCCGGGCAGGGTACAGAGGACATACTCAACGAGCAATTGTTTGAGTCCATGGGTTTGCGGGTCGAGCTGGCATTTGAAGATCTGGACGTATTTCAGGCGGATGAAGCCGCGCGTGCTGGCAGTCTTGAGAGCCTGGTAAATGCTGGCGTGCCTCTACTCATGGCGATGGAGCAACTGGGCTATGACCTCGACGATGACCAGATCGCACAATTGAGCAAGAAGCCTGCACCCGCACCCGTATCTGTGCCTGCTGACAACACCCAGAGCGATGCGGAGCAAGACCTGGCTAAATGGGAGCGCATGGCGATCTCACGCGTGCGCGCTGGCAAGACCATCCGGGACTTCACCAGCGACTGCATCCCTGACGATTTGCACGCCGGAATATCTGAGGCATTGCAGGACGCCAAGACAGAGGCGGACGTCAAGCGCATATTTGCGGACAAGCCCGAGGGAAAGCCGGACAACCAGGCGGATGCGATACTCAAAGCCATTGAGCTGGAGGTCGCAGCTATGCAGACC